TAGCTTATGACATGGTTGCTGAAAACGGAGAACTTCTTCTAGAAGTTGAAATACATCCGAATATTACAGATGTTCCTGAAGTAGCTAAAAAGATAAGACCTGCTTCAAGTCACTTAAAAGTTAGTTTAGATTATCCTAACATGTTGCAATTAGAAAAGTGGTGTGATGGTAAATTTGATATAGAAAGAGTATACTTAAGTTGCTTTCAAAAAGGATCTTTGTATGATCGCTGGTTCTTAAAACTTAAAAAGTTATAGAATTATTAAAGGTATTCATGATAATTTCCTTAGCTTGTTGATATAGGACTTGCTTTTTATGTGTAGATAATCCTCCCCATGTTCCTTCATCATGGACTCTCCAAAAGCTACTTTTTTCTTTTAGAAAACCCATACCACCGTAGTAAGTAACCGATACATTAAAGTGCCAATCAGAAGCAAGTGTTATCTTTTTAACTACTCTTTTAGCAATATCTGCTCTATAGAAACAACAAGAATAGTTACCTGGTACGTTCTCAGTTAACATTCCATCCTGTTTAATTATTTGGTAATGTTCAAGGCTCCCATGACTAGGGTGATCACTGAAGCTCTTACTGTTTTGATCCAATAAAACTAAGAAATTGAAGCTTGCAGCACACTCTTTGTTATTTTCAAGAAAGGTTAGGTGGCTATATAATCTTTGTGGAGAAGTCCAAGCATCATCTCCTTCACAAATAGCTATGTAATCTCCTGAAGCCTTTGCAATTCCTTTTCTAAGATTACTTAATATGCCTAAATTCTTTTTATTTGAAATAGTTACTATTTCAAAATCTTTTTGCAGTAAAGTTTTACGATTTTCTTTCAGCACCTTCTTGATAATAGATAGGGTTTTGTCTTTAGAACAATCATCACATATAACTAACTCTACTTTAACACTGGCTTGAGCAATGACTGATTCTAAACATTCTCTAATATACTTTTCATGGTTATAAGTTATTAAGACTACACTTACTTTTTTAGCTGAAGAATTTAAGTCATTGTATCTTTTATTTAGATAATCACTATTTTTTTGGAAAAGAGGAAATTTATTGTTAAAGTGTTTATCTAGCTTTTCAAAAAAAAGAGCATGGTGACGACCAAATCTCTGTATAACTTTATCTGTACCCCCATACCATATTCCACCAGAGTGTATTCTATAGCAAGCCATCGCCTCATTTAAAAACCCTATTTCTCCTTTTTCAGCATGAAGTAGATGTAAATACCAATCTCCTGGTAGTATATCTTCAGGAAACACTTTTGTTATGTCCTCATCTACAAATCTCCATCGATATACTACTGAGTTAGTTTGTATAAAGTTACCTTTAGCTAAATCATCTAAGTTTAGCTTATCCTTATAAAAGATATCTTTAGCTGTTGGAAACAATCTAGTCTCATAATCAGAAATCATAGATACAGGGTGAAAACAAATGGAACAATCCTTATTATTATCTAGAAAGTCTACCTGCCTCTGTAGCTTGTGTGGGGAACAGAAATAGTCATCACCTTCACAAAGAGAGACATATTCTGTTTTAGCTCTCGAAAGAAGGTTAGTGAATGATTTAGTTGCAAACCTATTTACTGGTTCAAAGTTAATCCTAAAAATATCTGGATACACTTCTTGATATTCTTTTAATATCTCAGCAGTTCCATCAGTAGAGCCATCGTCATTGATTAAGATTTCAAATTTGAAATCTGTTTCTTGAGATAAAAAACTATCTAAAGTCTGTCTTATAAATTTAACTTGATTGTAGGTAATGCAACAAACACTTAGTTTAGCTTTGTTTTTAATTCTACTTAAATATAGTAAGTTAGGATTTACTGTTCTAGCAATCTTACTACAAAATGTATTTAGAGATAAACTTCCAATAAGCTCAGTACTGTTGATACATAACTTACCTATATTAGAAGAGTGATTATAATATACACTAACAGCTGATCCTTTTTCACAGTTAATACCTTCAATTTTTAGATAATATTTTTTCCCTAGACTTCCTGATATAGGTTTAAATATTACAGGGTACCAGCTGTTGTCGGTTATTCTCTCACAAGGAATGTCCTGAGAAAAGATAGGTTGTCTATGTTTAGTCTCTGATAGACTAATACAAATAGATCCCTTATTGACTCTCATATACGTAGCAAATTTAAGTTCTAATTTATATAGATTATCGTTATTACAAAGAAAGCTTTGATAAATTTTTCTATTACCGTATATCTCACCGACAACACTACCGCACTTATCTTGACATATATCTTTTGAAGAGTTCGACATAAAACTTTTCCTTATATGTCTTATAGTACACTACTTTTCTTTAGTGTTAAATGGAGAAAATTTCTTTATGAAAATTAAGAAGTCACCTAGAATAGGGATTGAAAGAACTTTTGACATAAATCCCTTATCAATTTCATCAGGAATCGCAGCATCTATAGCTGTCCCAATAACTACCAAGGCTCCCAGACCTAAAAATACATAGCTAACCCATGGTGCTAAACTCATTAAAAATTCTACAATTGGTGTCCAATCCATTTTGATTCTCCTTATCTTATAAAAAGAGTTGTAACTAAAGATACAACTACACTTAATCCTATTATAACACCGTAAGCTTTATACTTAAATGCTAATAGACTTTTGACGTCTTTTTTTATGTCTTTGATATCATCTCTAATCATTTCGACAATAGTAGAATTTTCAGGCATACTCTTCTCCTATTCTTTTTCTTCTGGATCAAAATATAATTTTCTATACTCAGGATCCTTACCCATTAATACTTTATGCTTTACAGCATTTAATTGAGAATCTTCTTCTGGGTCAAAAACATTTTGATACTTAGTACCTTTTGACATATCTGTAAGTGCTTGAATAGTAGGTATTCTTAGATAAGCTTTGGATACCTGACCTTCATATGCATTTGCAATATCCTTTGCAACATTTTCTGCTCCTAGTACAAAACTTTCACCTCTTTTTGCTATTTCAGGAGCATTTAATTTAGCTTGATTAGCAACTACGTCTCTCCCTCTTTTAACAGCTGCTCCTTTAAGACCAAAAGCAGTCATCGCTCCTATATCTGTTATATCTATTTTACCTCTTAAGAATTGATTTAATAATGCAGGATTAGACTCTTCCATAATACTCTGAGCTGTTTTAAGTTTAGATATAAGATCATTATCACCTGCATTTGCAATATCCTTCTTTATACTAGCTATAATTGATTTTTTAGAAGCTCCCCCAGTACCAGTTATTTTAGATCCTAAACCTTTAGCCTTTAAATAATCTACCATCTCTCCAGATAGCTTAGACTCAGGTACACCTAATATTTTAGAAGCTCCACTTACTTTTAGTTTACTTGTATCTCCAGATAAGCCTAATAAAGTGTCATAAGCTTTTTTACTACCTTTAGCTCCGGCTCTTACACCTTTAGCAGCAGCTCCCCCTATAGCTGGGACAACAGCTCCAGTAAAAGCTCCTTTACCTGTGTCTAAGGCAGCCTGTCCAAACTCTCCCTCTAATAAATCAGCTTTTGATGTTCCTAGACCATAAGCCCCACCTTCTAAGGCTCCAGCAGCCATTAGAGCTTTAGTTCCTGTTAGCCCAGCTTTTGCTGCAAGACCTCCAGCTCCACCAGTAGCTAACGCACTACCTACTCCTCCAACTACTTGACCCCCTATAAACTCAGCAGGTCTTTCTTTCGCTAAGTCATCCAGATAAGATTGATGGTAATCTCTCTGAGCTTGATATTCAGCACCTAAAGTATCTTCATCAAAAACAGAACGTTTACTTTCCACTAGTCCTACCTTTTCACCGAGTGCTTTTATCCCACCCGTTAGTTCACCAGCAAAACCCATAGTGCCACCTTCAGATATTCCACCAGCAATAGCTTCTATAGCTGAAGATTTAGGTTCAGGTTCTTTTTGAATGGTATCTCTCCAAGATGACTTTTCTTCTTCTTGTTGTTTTGGAGATCGAATAGGTCCTTCACCTAAAGCTAGAAGCTTATCTTCTTCAGTCTCTTCTTTTTGAACGGTATCTCTCCAAGAAGATTCTTCTTTTTTAATGGTATCTTTCCAGCCCATTATTGCCAACCTTCTTGTTTAGCTTCTTCTAGTTCTTGAGCGTTGCTTACTGTAGCTACTTCACCATCTCTTCTAAGTTGCATAGGAAAACCTCTACCACCGTCATCAGGTGCTTCATCTGGAGTTGCTTCAGGTACCCAGCCTCTAAGAGTTCTTTCCTTTTTAAAAAACTTAGCTTGACTCTCAAAAGTTTTAACTTGAGCATCAAGTTTTGCAAGTTCTCTTTCAAGAGCTTCTTTGTTGTCTTTTGAACTGAATGATTCTCCAAATGCTGATTGGATTACTCTCTCCCCTTCTTTCTCAGCAAACTGTCCACCAAGGATAGGTCTCATCATAGCTTGTACAGCAGCTCTTACTTTTCTTTTTGCTCCAGCTAAATCTGTTTTATAACCTACCATTTCTGCAGCGCCCGTTTTTATTCCTTCCAGCCATCCAGAAGAAAGTTTTCCATTATCAAAATCACTTATAACATCTTTAAAAATCTTACGGTTCTGTTCAATAGATCCTTTGTCTTTTAGATAGTTTGTATATTTTTTAGCAAACTCTCTATCCATGGTTTTCTCTCCTTCAGTAGGAGCTTCCAGTTTTGCTTTACGAGCAGTAGCTTTCTCTTCTTTAGTAGATTCAATAGATCTTTCTTTTTGGTCAAAACTTTTCTTTTTCCATGCTTCTATATTGTCTAGCTTATTTTTTTCAGCATATCTTCTCATATATTTTTCAGCTAAAACTGAGTTAGTTCCTTCTGGGATATCTAAATTATAAGCTTTTTTAGCAAATATTCTAGCAGCTTCTGATTCTTTTGAAGCAGGATCCAATGATTCTTTAAGATTTTTCACCTTAAGAGCCATAGTGTCTTGGCTATCAAACTTTTGGAATTCCTTTGCATAACCAGCTTCTCTATCTTTAGCTTTATCATACTTTTCTTTACCAGCTTTTTTTTCTCCAGAAATTTGACCCATAACTCCTTTTGTATAACCACCTTTTTGTCCAGCCATTCCAGCCATAGTGTCAGCAAACACTCCTAAACCTTTAGCTACACCTCCACCCCATCCGGACCCAGCTTCTTGAGATTTAGCGTAGTCACCTTCAGCAGCATCCATTCTTTCTTGAGAAGAAGCCATTTTTTCCATAAGGTTTTGTCTATATTCCTCGAGCATAGCTTCTCTATCTAGTTGAGGAGGACCTTCAGAAGAAACTGCAGCTAAATCTTGAGGATTGAATCCAAGTTCAGGTTGAGTCAAGTCCACTTGGGGTGAAGATTCCATACCTTGAGCTTTCTTCAACTCCATAATTCTTTTAAGCTGTTCTTCAAAACTCAAACCTTGTGAAAGAGAAGGATTTGTATTGTTGTTATTCATTATTTTTTCTCCTCTACTTTAGATAAGCGGTCACTTAACCTACCTACACCAGCTAACACAGCAGGTAATAATTCTTTGTTATTAAGCATCTTAATATTCTCACCGTCAATATCATGCTCTTCAACTGCTCTTGGTAATATTTTTTCTATATCTTGTGCCATAACACCTACTTTATTACCTCTTGATCCAATTCCTTTCTCAACATATTCTGGCTTGTATCTAAAGCTGTAACCTGTAAGGTCTTCAAGGAATTTATCAACGTCTTCATTAGAAGAGCTGATGTCTTCTTTAACAGAAGTATCAGAAGCTGCTAACATTGCAGCGGCTCCAGCGAATCCTGCTGCTCCTCCGAGACCTGTCTTAGATTGTTCCCCATACATGTTAGCCATTTGAGTATCCCCTCCAGCTTTTGCATTAGCTAGAGCTAATTTATTTTGAAAATTCATTTGAGGGATTTGAGATCTGTATAGTTCTTCTTGATTTGTAAAACCAACATTCTTATTCATTAAGTCTTGTCTAGCAGCTAAGTTTTGAGCTGCTGCTGCATTTTGAGCTGCTGCTCTTTGTGATAATTGTTGCTGAGTATTCTGCACATTAAATTGCTCTATTAGTTGTTGTGCTTTAGCAACATCTGCTTGCTCTCCATATTCTTGACCTCTCATCTGTCCAGCCATTTCACCGGCTTGCTCAAGAGCAGCTATTCTTCTTCCTGAAGCTTGTCCAGCTACTTCAGTATCTCTTGCAGATCTTCTAGTTGCAGATCCTTGTTGATTAGCTATTTGTTGAGCTAACTCTAAACCTGATCCAGACAGTCCTCTCATTTGAGCTTGTTGTATAATAGATTCCCGTTGTCCCCTTGCAGCCTGAGATTCTTCTGCAGATATTTTAGCAAGGTCGGCACGATCTTGTGCAGTCATCCCAGTTTCGGCAATCTCTTGGACACCTTCTAAAGATTTTGTTTGTTGAGCTTTTAAGCGAGGATCAACATAAATATCTTTAAAGGCATTATTTTCTAATTTGATAATTTCTGCTAATTCTGGAGTAATTTCACCAGCACTTACTAACCTCTGCAGTTCCATATCAGATATTTTAGGAATTTCAAGTCCAGCAAACTGTGCGGCTGCATCTGCAGTAGCTTTCTCTTGTTTACTATACTGTGTTAATCCCAGCCCATCAGTAATACTTTGAAAAACGCCCATCTTATTCTCCTAAACTAGTTAGAGCTGCTATATTAGTTTCAGCACCTTCTTCTGTTGTTCCTGAAGCAAGCTCATCTTTTACTCTTAAAGCTATCTGAGATGTCATTTTAACTATTTGTTCAGGATTAATATCTGGAGTTTTTTCTTTTATCTCATTGTACATGTCAATAACATCTTGATCCTCTAACTCAGCATCTAACTCAGGAGCAGCTCCTAGCAGTGCCTCGCCAAAGTTCCTATACTCTGCTTCTGTGTATATAACATTTTTATATTCCATTTAATACTCCTATATATTCTGATAAAAATAAATAGCCTCACCATCAAGATGGCTCAATTTAAAATTTACTTTAAGCAACGCTTTTAAACTAAGTTCTACTTTAGTTTGAGTTGTATCTACCATTGCCGTGACTTTTGTACACTTTTTAGTTTTAGCTAGTTCTACAATCTCATTAAAAAGATTTACCGAGTTAATATTATTACGATGTTCTGGTTTTATATAAAAATCTCCAATATCCATTATTTTAGATATCTTATTCACATTATAAGCTGCGAAGCCATGATCATTTGTATAAGTATCTAAATTTTCTTTTTCTTTCAAATAACTATCAAACACTACTTAACTCCTATATTTTTTATAACCAGACATTGTTCATCTGTAAGACCCTGATCATTATCTATTTCAGCATAATCACTAAAAATAATGCCTTTAGATATAATTAAATGCTCTTCTGAACATAAAGATATAACTAGATCACAAGATTTTTTAGAAATATTGGCAAGTTTAGAATTTTCTACTCTTATCCACAAACCATCTTCTTTTACAGCATGCTTTCCTGTAACTAAGACACCTTCATAATCAAACATCTGGTGACTGTTCATGTGTTTAGAAATAGTATAGACTTTACCACCCTCATATAAAATATCCCCAACTTCAATATCTTTTATAGCTTTTGTAGATCGGTCTAACATTTCAACAGGTGTTGCCGGGTCAAAGCACACTATATTTGAAATAGTATGTCCTACAACGGCACCTACTGCAGCTCCTCCAGGTCCACCTATAGTGTATCCAATCCCTCCTCCAATAACAGCTCCTTTTGATTTCTGATTTGCTTCTGACTCAACATCTTCAGCATCCTGCTCAGCTCTAGCTATAGCTTCTAATCTAGCTCGTTCTGCTGCTGCTGCATTGACTCTATTTATTTTTGTATCCTTAACTTTTGATTCAAATTCAGCTCGTCTAAAATCATCAGCAGGATTTATATACTGTGAATATTGACCAGCTTGTTCTGAAAAAGGAGTAAGTGTTCCGAGTCCACCCGTAAGTTCTTCAAGAGCTTGCATTCTAGCATAATCTTCAGCGGTAGCTACATTTTGAGCTTGTATATTAGCATAATCTTGTGGGGTATCAAAATAATTAGTAGCTGAAATTCCTTCTTGTACACCATAAGCATCCTGAACATATTTTAAATAGTTCTCATAATCACCCTGTGCTTGAGATTTCATAGCATCAGATCTATCTCTAATTTCTTGCTCTTCTCTCGTTAGGTCAAATTGTTCTCTCATTTGTTGACGAGTAAGATCTGAGGTTTCTTTACCGGCTAAATAATCACTTAAAGATTGTTCAGTTATATCTTTTATCTGTCCAGGGAGTCCTAGACTTGTGTCAGCAGCTGTTTGAAGTTCACCGTAAGCTTCAGGGTTTGAAGAGAGTAAGGCTTCATCAAGTGCTAAAGTTCCTGCAGAAAATCTACCTGAAGGTCTATTATAAGTTCTAGCAATCAATTCTTGTCTTCCAGCCATGTCCTCTATTAACTTAGCAGATGCTTGAGCTTTTTCAGCTTGTCTGTTAGCTTCTGCATAATAGTCTTGACCTTGTATATATCTTTCAGGATTATATTCAGCATTATAAAGACTATTGAATTGATCTAAGTTTTCCTGATCAGCTAAAAATTCCTCTATACTTAATTCTAATTCAGTTTTTGGAGGAGGACCTTCTATAGGTGGTTCTTGAACAGGTATTATCTGTACAGGATCTGAGGAAATAGCAGGTGTTGTATTAACTGGCATTGTACTAACTATAGGCTCTATAGCCTCTGTTTTACTGATAGGTGTTGTCTTAATAATTGGTTCCATTCTTTCAGGTCCACCAAAAGGCATTATGCTCACAATATTATTAGGATTCCTTTTCTGCACTGGCTTTATACTTATAATAGGTGAAGATGTCTTAACCGGCATTGAACTAACAATTTTTTCTTGACCGGTGAATTGTTCATTAGACTGTATAGGAGCATAAATATTTGGTGGAGCATAAGAAGGTGTTGGGGCTATTTTTTGATTTGTTAACAAATCACTAGCTTTTTTGTAGAAAGGTTGATCTAATTTATTAGTGCCTGCTTCAATATCTTGTTTGTATTGTTCACCAGCAGCTGTTAAAGCTGCCTGTGCTGAAGTAATATCTCCCCTCAACATTCCACCGGTTTTTTTAGCTAAGTCAACAGCTTTTTCTCTATTAATATCAGCATATTTTTGTTGAGTAGATACATCTTGCCCACCAGTAGGAGCTACTTGACCCGTACCCAGCTGACTTGTGTCTTGTGCTCCACCAGGAGTCATCACACCTTCAGTTTGAGTAAGTATCTTAGCTTCTTCCCCTTCATCACCTTTAAGTAATTTTTCATCTTTCTTTAATGGGTTTAGTTCATAAGCCATTTTATTTCTCCTAAAAAATCAGTAAGTTTAATTCATATTTAGTGCTATCACTTAAGCCTGTACAATAAAGAATCCTTATATACCCATCTAAGTAAGTCCAATGGATAAACACAGGATCAGTAATTGTGGCATAAGAAGTTTTATCTGTAATACCTGATATAACTACTCCAATAGGTTTTGTTTTAATAGGGTTAAATATCTTCTGTTCTACCCAGCCATCTGCTACAGGAGATGCTGAAGAGTAATCAGATCTTGTAGTAAAGCTAAGTACTTTAACAGCGGAAGCTATATTTTCTGTAAAAGTCAAATCATTATCTAAAGCATAATACACACTTCCCATAAAAGAATTAAGTGGGTTAATAAGATTATTCACCCAATCCGGAGCATCCTTTATATCTTCTCTAGATAACATTTTAGTTGTTGGTAGCTTAGCCATTTCCTGATACTCTCCCCTTATAAGGAATTCGTTCACTTATTGTTTCAAATTGTGCCGATACTCCAGCTAGTGCAAAAGGTGAAAAAGCATTAGCACTCTCCACACTAAAAGATATACCTATACATCTCTGTTTATTACGGGGTACTCCAACTCTTAAAGGTTGGAAGTAAGTGTCATCTACACCACCCCACGATTGATCTCCCCAATTTCCTTGCCCCCAGAGACCTATGTTATAGACCTGACTCGCAGTAGACTCATAGCCTGGTCTTAAAGACGTCTCATAGCCTATAGTCAATTCTGATGAAGTATCATTTCTAAAGAAAAATGATGCTTCTCTAAATTGTTTGACTAATCCTGGATTACCTGCAGTATTCATTACATATTTAGCTCGACAAGTAATAGGCTTATAAACATTAGTTAAATTGGAAGGATTGTTATCAAAAACTCTCGTGCTTGATACAGTCACTGTCACATACTTTGTAGCTGTGTCAATTTTGGTAATCTTACCAATAGCTGTTGCCTGACTTCCGGCATCTGTTTGCACTATATAATAACCTAGCACACAGTTTAGAGTTCTGTTTACTTGTAGCACTGTTGTAGTACCGCTTACAGATATTACATAATCTATAGTAATACCCCAGTCATCATCTACAAAATCACTTATTGTAAACGTCTTTCTTTCTCTGTATACCCAGTATTGTTCATAACCAGCTTCTTTACCACCCAAGTATAGTTTATCATTGACCGGACTTACGAATCCACATGTGGCTGAAAAAGTCCATCTTACCCAAGTGTTTGTGAAAGAGTTAAAGACATAAGCTTGTATTGGAAAATCATTAGTATTTGCATTTTGACAAAATAATATGTAACTCCTTTCAGATTCGTAGGATACTCCAAAAGTTGTTGTACCGAAATTATCAAATTGGATTAACTCGAGCAATTCTTGTTCAATACTACGAGAAACAACAGCAACACTTGATTCTGATACTGAAATTACTCCTTGAAGACTCATACAAAACACAGTGTTATTAAAAACAACAGCTGAGTCTGGAGCTAAGATTTCTGTAGTATTATCATGAAGTGTAGCTCTAAAGTTATTGATGTTTTCACCAGTAATTTTGTAAATACCATCCTCTTTAAATATGAATACAGATTCTCTTAGAGATAATATTCTAAGTATAGCCTTATTAGCAGATCCAACGTCTATATAGTTTAGTAGAGGTACTGACTCAGGCTGATGATCTTTAGATATGTACACTCTATTTATTTTAGCATCATTACTAGCTGGTTCTGTTGTTCCTGAAGCTGGGAGTGTTGGTGACCAAGCGTCGCCTGCAGTAGAAGTGATATAAAAAACATCAGCTCCTAGAGTACGAGACTGAAATCTTATTTTTCCTGGTAGATCATCATACCCAGACATATAATAAGCATATATACTAGTATTACTTGCATATTTATTTATTACTCTTACTAAAGATAAAGCTGTAGATTCAATATCAGATGCTGGACTAGCTGTAGAAAATACTTCAAATTCTGCAGCTGCAGAATCTTCAGCAGCAGCTCCTGTATACGTTGTTCCTGCAATTATTATAACATCATTAACATCAAGACCACCGGATCCTGTCCCTAAAAGAGAAGTACTGTAGGTATATTTTGTTTCAGTATTACCATAAAAGACATGATTTTTAAAAGAAGTCATATCTTTACATAAAGGTGGTTCATAATTTGCGTTGACAGCTCCTTCTTGTGAAGGGCTTGTATATAAAAACGCTCCTTTTAATGAATCAGAGACATTATCAAGAATAACCATTTCACCAGCAGTAATTTCAGCTGAAGATGGGTTACCTGATAATATTAGCTGCATTTCATCAGTAGGTTCATCAAGTATGGTTTCAGTCATAGGACTTCTATATATCTGATATTGATAAGAAGTTGTTATTGTACTTGGTATTAAAAAAGTAAGCTTTACATTTGATGTGTCACCAGAACTGTTCACTACTGTGAATCTTGAACTTGGAGCTCCAATTACTAAGTTTTCATTAACATCCTCTCTAGTCCAAACCATTCTGTAGGCTACCGCTTTACTTGTTGTAAACCAACCTGTAGTTCCACTTGTTGAGCCAAAACCATCTAAACTAGCTATTACTCCAGCATCATAAAATTCTGAGGTAATACTATCTAACTTTTTTACTCCAGATGAAGTAGCTACATAAAGATTCTCATTTTCTTCAACAGATCTCATCTTATAATCAGAGGGGCTTGTAAAAGTACCTGTAAGAGCTGTCCATCCTCCAACACCGTCATCTTTAGATAGAGAAGTACTGTGATGAGCTATTATAGTGCTTTGATAAGAGTATAAGTTGTCAATTGTCCCAGTAGCTGATCCTAGTTCTAAGTATTCATTAAACTTAGAAAAACCTCTCCTTGATTCAGCAATGTTATCTTTAGTTATGACAATGTTATCAGCATAAGATAATGCTCCATTGATTATATCCTCATCTAAAGTGTTAGGGTTAGTGATTAAACCCTTTATTTTCAAACCTAAGGTCTGCATTATTTACCCCATCCTCGTGAGTTTCTTCCCCAAATAGATGATATGTTTACAATCTTCTTAACCTCATTATCAATACGAGGACTTATAAGACTAGCTATAGAAGTCATAGCTTGTTTTAAATTTTCTTTAGCTATAGCATAACCATCTTTATCTTTCATAGAAGCCATAGCTTTTACTATTGAAGCTTGCACTAAAACATTTCTACACTCTAAAGGTATTTTAGGAAATGCACAGTATCCCTCTGGACAAAATATATCTCCAACAGTGACTGTTGCTGCAGCCGCTGCACTCATTTCTAAATGATTATTAGTTGTAATTGAACCTGTACAAGATATAGCTGATGTATCAAATGGCTGATAACCTTTTGATAGAGTTAGATCTAGAGCACCTACTGTCGGAGCCTTATTAACTAGTACATTAGTACCGGATATAGATGAAACAGTATAAACAGAATCATCTCCGCTATCTATTAAATACTTAGGTCTTTGAAAGTAGTATAACCTAACAGTGTTTGAAGGTGTGTTAGGGAAAAAGTATAAAGTGTTATCTTGAATATAAAAACCATTCACACCATTGTGGCTACTAGCGACCTCATTCATAGAAAGTCTTGGGACATTTACCAAATTTGTAGAACTCTTCACTAACAGCACATCTTTTAGCTTTTGAGCTATAGCATCTGTAGGGATGGCTATAGTTGAAGCAGCGTCAAAATCTGTATAAGTTAGAAAGAAATCTTCACGATATCTCATTATGAATGCTAACACTTCTGAAAAAAAAGCTTCATTCATAAAAGAAACAATATCAGAATCATCATACATGCCATCAGGTAAAAGAGCATCTAATTGAATATCAGATATGATTCCTGCAGTAGTAAGATTCATTGGACTCTCCTTTACATTTTTTTAATTTTATCTAGCAGTCTCTGCTTAAATGATTCTCGAGTCTTTTCTGGTAAAGATTCTAGGATGTCCTGATCTTCTTCATCAAGCATATCCTCATCAAGTTCTTCATCTTCACCCATTTCTTCTGGTACAATTTCACCCATTTCTTCTTCATCAGGAAGATCCATAGTCTGAAGTTGTTCAACTATTTTTTCTTTGGCATCCTCCGGAGATTCTCCCTCAGCTTCTACAGAAAGTACTCCAGTTGGTTCAGTATCTTCTTCCTTAAGGATTCCTTTTGATATCAAGTCTTTATCTCCAAGAATATCCTTAAGTAGTTTAATTTTATCTTTATCTTGCATAAGTAGTACCTCCGTTGTAGGTTTAAATTATTAGATTATGCTATTATGCTAGCAGTGTGTATTCTATCAGCTCCTGGATTATTGCCTTTATAAAAATAAGGGATATCCATATATTCTTCACGGCGAGTAAAATATAGGTGGTAAAAAAGAAGATTAAATGTTTGAGGATCACTCATTATTTCAGCACGAAAATTACCAGTACCTTCTTGTGTAACTGAGTAAAAAAAGTCACACACTTCATTTGCAAACGTAGTTAAATTACTTGTTGTCCAACCTTTAGCTGCCCACTCTACTCTCCAAAAACCTTCTTCTGTGATATTAGGAAATGCTAACTCAAAGTTAGGTCTAGTATTCATACCAAAAGAACATATCCAATCACTCGAATCTACAACTTCATATACTGGGGCTGTAGGGAAGAAAGGGTAGTATATGGGTTCCACTAAAACTCCTGTAATAGTGTAAGAATAAGAAGGGTATGGGCACCCTTCTGGAAATCTATAAAATTGTCCTTCTATTTTTGTAGAAGCTCCACCTTGAGCAGTAAGCTCATGAGACAGCCCTTCAGCCGATTGAGGGTAATTACCAGAATCTTTCGGATCATATATTTTACAGTTATAAGAATTTATGTAAAAATCCATTTATACCTCTTATGCTCAGCTCCAGCCGACACCGGTCATTCCAGTCACTATTCCACCATCTAGTGTTGCTATAAAAGTAGCACCTTCTAAAACACCTGAAAGTCCTGTTACTCCTGCTGTTTGATAACAAGTACTAGTATTTATTTCCCCAATGACATCTAATTGTACTGTAGGAGCTGTTTTGTTAATACCTACTAAACCATCTTGTTTAATAACCATTCTTTCTGTTATATTACCTGTGACATTTAGAGTTGAGAAGTGTAATTTAGCAGCTAGACCTGTAGCTCCTGATTGTTTAGCTCCAAAAGCTGCTACAGATCCAGGACCACCTTTAGGTCTCCAATCAAATTCTCCAAAGTTAGTACCCGAAGTAAGAGGAATAGCATCTTTTGTAGAAGCATCTCCTGCTTTTACAAAACTAATCTGAGGACCAGAAATAACTGATTTTCTGCTCCCATAAATATAAGTGTTTCCTGTCTCATAATACCAAACCTGTAAATCCCAATTTACAGATCCTGAGTCAGTTTTAAGAATAGTTGCTTTATATGTTCCAAGTTCGGCAGCAATACCCATTCCGGTATTACCTTTAAATGTATGAGATGGAATTTCCTCACTTCCAGTAGAACCGTAATATATGTCATTTTGATATTCTAGTCCTGTAGTTCCAACTAGTCCGGTTACTCCTTGTACGCCAGTTACTCCTTGAAAACCTTGAACACCTTGATCGGCTAATAAGCCAGTTAGTCCTTGTGTACCAGTTTCTCCCTGAGATCCATCAATTCCTAAGATTCCAGTCATTCCTCTAATTCCAGTTACTCCATCAATTCCTAAGATTCCAGTCACACCTTGAATTCCAGCACCGGTTAGTCCTTGAAGACCTGTATTACCTTGATGTCCAGTGACTCCTTGAATTCCTGTATTTCCAATAATACCAGTATTACCTTGAATTCCAGTATTTCCTTGAATACCTGTATTTCCAATAATACCAGTAGGTCCTTGAAGACCTGTATTTCCAATAATACCTGTATTACCTTGAATTCCAGTTACACCTTGGAAACCTGTTGGACCTTGAGCTCCTGTATTACCTAGAGCTCCAGTATTACCTAGAGCTCCAGTCATCCCTCTAATACCAGTATCCCCTTGAATACCTTGTATTCCAGTAGCTCCTTGAATACCTTGTACTCCCGTTTCACCTTGATTAGGAGGTTGGGCTCCTGTATATCCTGTTAAACCTGTATAACCTTGAGCTCCTGTATTACCTAGTGGTCCAGTCATTCCTTGAGGTCCAGTACCACCTAGAAAACCATCCTTTCCTTGAAATCCAGTTACACCTTGGAAACCTGTTGTACCTTGATTATCTGGAGCCATACCAGTCTGTCCTAAAGCTCCTGTATTTCCTTGAATTCCTTGAATACCTGTATTTCCAATAATACCTGTATTTCCAATAATACCAGTGATCCCTTGGATCCCAGTCATTCCTCTAAGACCTGTATTTCCAATAATACCAGTCTGTCCTCTTACTCCTGTATATCCCTGATGTCCTGTGACTCCTCTAAAACCAGTTAGTCCTTGAAGACCTGTATTTCCAATAATACCAGTATGTCCTCTTACTCCTGTTCTACCTTGGGCACCTGTCTGACCTTGAGGTCCTATAAGTCCTGTTAATCCTCTAAGTCCTGTTAATCCTTGAGCACCTCTAATACCGTCAAGACCTTTTAATCCTGTAGCTCCTTGAATACCTGTAGCATGTAAACCTGTTGTTCCTTGAGAACCACGAGTTCCTTCTAGTCCTGGAACTCCAGTTAGTCCTTGAAGACCTGTTGGTCCTATAGTATGAAGTCCTGTATAATTGAGTGTTTCTAGATCAGTTAAAGAAGTCGATACTTCTTGTGCCCAAGCTGTACTCTCAGGTCCCCAATTTTCATCATGTACTGAAGGATAGTCAAAGGTTTTGCCATTTACAGTGAGTTTTACAGACATTAAATATCTCCAGATTTATAAGTGGTTTGTCTATAAGTAATAAATTAATAAAAAAATGGGGAGAACAGAATAGTCTCCCCTTTTTAAAAAACTATTTTTTAAATAGTAAAAAATTTATTTACTCGACAGAGTACTCTTAGTTCCGTTTGAACCACCTGCAAAATCAACTGTTGTACAATTAGTAAGTGTATCAGAAGCTGTAAAACCATTACTCTCAAGTCCACAAAAATCAGAGGTAAGGGTTACTACACCGGCATCAGATGAAGCTGTAACAACCCCATATACTCCAGCTGATTCAGAAGCATTTACAGCAGTCACTATATTGGCTGCTGTAGTAGCTATAGCACCACTAATATTAAATTGATCTCCACTTGCTCCACTTGCTTTAGCTGTAAAAGTAATACCATTAATTATTAATGTCTCATCAGCTTGTTGTCCTGAAGCTGAAAATGTAATTGTAGATACAGCTGCAACAGGGTCTACCCTTATGTCATAGTCAGCATCTATTACTCCACCTTCAATTCCAGAATGCAAGTTAATTACATCTGTAATTCCAGATTTAGCGGCTTCCAAACGGTATAACTCAGAGACTGCAACATTAGTGTCTATGTCTATTCTAAATTTAGCCATAAAATGTCTCCATTTAAAGAGGGGAGGCTAGCCTCCCCTTAATTAATACTTAAGCGTTTGTAAATCCATAAATCTTAACAGAAGTACTTGTAAGTCTTGGAAAAAGAGCTTGATTAGTTAAACAACGAAGTTCATAACCAAAGTTATTTTCTAGGTTAAGGAAGATGTCATCACCTTTTCCTGGGGTCTTAAAAGTAATTTCAGAAGCTCCAATTCTTCGATATTTATCGACAGGAATTGCAAATGCTTCATTGTCTTTTAAGAAAGGATGGGAAATAACTTCTACTTCACCAGACTGTCCATAAAACTTAAGACCTTGATTACCCAATTCAGCATCTTCTTTGCTAAAACTTCCGTCATAACGTCTCAAAGCTGCTTGATCTGAGTTAAGGTTTTGCCATGTTTCGATTGGTACATAAACTTTAATCTTTTCTTGAAGTCCTTTCATTACAGGAACATTAAGAGCATCTAAAAGTTTAGCAAAAGTCAATCTACCAGAAACTGACTTAGTATTACCTGCCCACATTGCATAAGTACTGTTATTGATTCCAAATAGAGATCCAGAAGTAGTCAAGATAGAGTCAAGACCAATCATGTCTCTAAAAGAACCGTCACTTTTAACAATAGAACCGTAAAAATAAAGTGCTACACTTGAATTTCCAGCAATATCATCAATATCACCGGTTTGAGCGCCGTCTGCTCCATTAGTGTCAGTTACTTCATCAAGAGTTACAGTTTTATTTGTAAAACTTACTGCAGAAATCTTAAAAGGACCATAAACTGTACCACCATAAGTAGCAGCTACTCTTGCTTGCTCAGCTCCAGCCCAGATTCCTGACCATTCACCAGTTCCAAAAGTAAGAACAGCAGTTGTTCCCGATTTTGCAGCACAAGTACCAGTACCTAGGTCGGAATTTCCATAAAGAAGAGAAATTTCTAATCTCTTAGAAATACTTTCTGTCATGTTTTCAACGATCATAGGAACTAGAGATGCAAATGCTTTTTTGTCTGAAGAAGCTCTTTCAGCATCTTCATAAGAGATACCAGATCTAATTAAAAGGTTAGAACCTTTAACACTGGCTTTACCAGTAACCATAGGTACTCTGTCATTAAGACCAGCAAGACCTGCGTCACTAGCTAAATAAGAAACACCGTGCTCTTGAGTTAAGATTACATTTTGTATATAATCTCCACCATTTTGCTTAGATGATTCAACGAATTTAATTGCTTTTTGCAATTTTGAACATTCTGGGATCACCTTTACTTGATCTCCATAAATGTCTTTAAAAAAACCTGTTAAGGTTTGCGAAGTTAAGTTAGCCATGAATTACCTCATGTTTAAAGTTAATAATAAAATCAATTACTGATTCAGTTATTTTCTTCAAATCGGTAGGACTGACCATCTCATTGAATTTAGGTGAATCATTATAGGCTAATTAAAGGATAGGCTTACCGTCCTTTAAATTAGACTAATCACATTAGAGGTATATTAATAGAGTATGAAAAAAATTAACAGTCCATGAAAGGTATAAAAGATGTTCTAAGTACTTTTGCAGGTACTCCGGCAACGGTAATCATGTCTACAACATCCTTATTCACAAAAGATTGCCCACCAACTATAGCTTCTTCACCTATAGTAATCTTTTCTTTTATACAAGCACAAGTACCTATAAAGCTTCTTTTTTTTAAGACTACATTTCCTGAAATAGCTGCTAAAGGATTAACTGTCACATAATCCTCAATAATGACATCATGACCTACAGTCACATTCAAGTTTAGTATTATATAGTCACCAATAGTTACATTAGTGGTGATAACTACACCAGCAGTAATTACACCACCTACACCTATCTTAGCATCTTGCACCATGGCTCTAGGATGAATTAGGGTATCTGCTGGAGTTAATCCAGCAGATAGAGCTTTTTGAACTAGTATTTGTTTAACTTTAGGAGATCCAATACCTATTAAAAATTCTTTACACTCGGTAGGAAACTTCCAATCCTTTACTACCGGATAATCCTTACCCATTAACTTAATATTCTTTATTTCGGTAGTATCATCTACAAACACTATCTTTTGGAAAGATCCTTTAATAGTTAAAATATTATAAGCTACTTCTCTGGCAAATCCAGCAGCACCTAATACTACAATCATGTTATCTCCTAGTCTAGACCGTATTCGCTTTCAATTTTAGCTCTTAACTGACTAGGAGTCAAAGTCTTTTCCTTTCTTTTTACCCTAGGCTTACCATCTTTACCTTTGACATTAGTTGTTTTAGGTATAGCATTTTTACGTTTATATTCTTCAACATCATAGTTTCTAATCTTACCAGCAACTTCATCACCTAATAATTTCATTAAAGTCTCTTCACTAGATGATCCAAATAGAGCTTTCACATCCTTAACATAGTCAGCATGTACTAAATCTATTACTTCAGCAGCTTTCACTTTAGAGAAGCCAGCCTTTATCGCTTTTGTCATGTGGTGGACTACTCTACTTACTGTAAAGTCATTTTTAGGTAAACCCGAATCAGTTAATGCTTCAGAGATATCCTGGACATAAGCATCTTTCTTTTGGTTATGAGCTGAGTCTAATTCTTGCTGTTCTTGATCTTGTTTTTGTTTGGCTTGTTGAGATTCATAAGCTTGTACTTTTTGTTTATATTCAGCTAGTTCACGTTGCTCTGGGGTCATCATTTCTTGTTGTAACTGATTATAGATTATATCCTCAGCAAACTTCTTAACATCCAAACCTATCCTAGGATCAGATAATACTTTTTGAGGGTCAGTCTTAAGTAAGTTTAGAAAAGACTCAGCTTGTTTACGAGCTTTCACACCTTCTTGAAGTCTTTGGTCACTTACCTTTCTGAGCTGATAGTTTCGTATAAGTTCATCTTCATCAACCTCAACTTCTTCCCCATCCAATTTTACCTTATACTTCCTAGCAATCTTGTCAAGTACTTTATCGGTAGGATCCTCATTAACTTCTGAGGGCACTCCTGGATTTTCTAAATTTTGTTCTGTTGTTTCTGTTTCTTGATCTGTAACTTCAGTGTTCTCAATTACATCTGAAGAGTTAGTTTCTTCACTCATTATTCCTCCATGGTTATAAAGTGAGTGCCCTCGCCATAAGGTAAAGGGCTGTGTTTAAGTTATTAAGCAGCTGTGTAGGCTACACCAGAAGCTACTTCTTTAGTAGCACTGGAATAAGTCACTACAGCTGTACCTACAGCAGCAGTTGCTTTCTTTAAAAGAAAAGTATCTGTTAAAGCAGCATAGGTAACTGTGATCTCATCAAAAGAGTCGAGGGCGAGGTTACCTATCAACATGTTTACTAAATCATGAGCACTAAGAGTTCTGAACCCTAGTTTAGTTTCATTATAGCTCAAGCTAAGAGCATCATTTCCATTTTGCATTGACATATTATTTCTCCTTCCTATGTTTTAATTGTAGGTATAAAGCTTCTACTTTATCCAAATGTTCTTGTTTAAATTTAGCTATAGGGATATGTTCATTCCTAGACACGGCAGCTTCTGCTCTTGATTTAAGAACAGCATCCTTTTTTTCTCTAGCTTCTCTTATATAATCTTCTCTAGTCTTAGCCATTACAAACCACCGGTCTCATTGTTAAATTTATTACCAGATAATGGGTTAGTAGGCATACTAGGCATATTAGTTTCTGCAGCCATTTCAGTTACTGGAGATGGAGGTGATATATTAGCTGCTGCTGGGGCTGGAGTACCTGGTCCTCTCTGAGGTTGTTGCGGGGGAGCTTCTGGCGTGGGAGCTACTGGTTGTTGTCCTAGACTTTGTAATAATATAGAATCACCAGTTCTTAGAAGTTCTATATGTTCCATCATATGATCAACTACAGCTTGTACAACTATAGGATCCTTTCTAGCTTCTGGACTAGCTAACACTGACTTGTGTTCTTGGATATGTTGTAGATGGGAATCTGTGATTATAGCTATAGACTTTTCCCCATTCATCATCATCTCATTTTCACTTCTCATCTGGTATAGTTCTTTGATATCTGCTTCATCAGCATAATCTAAGTTACCCGTTTCTAAAACCATCTCATATTGTTGAGGATTCTTAATCCAACCACGTTCAACCATTGAATCAGCGAGTTGTACTTTACCAGCAAGTGTTTTAGTGAGTGGGTTAGCAACATCTACTTGGACTCTATTTACAAGTTGTAGATCATTACCTGAAAACTCTTTCAGGTAAGATTGATTATATTTACCAGTAATTGTAGCAACTCTAGGTACCTTAGCATAATCTTTAAGTGTATAGATCATAGCTGAGCCGACACCTTCTAAAAGTTCAACATAAGATTGCTGAAGTCCGGAGTTAAATTCAATTGCTTGTGAGGCTAATAGAGCTAAAGCATTACCTGATTTAATATTAGGTGGTACCATTCCTCTATTTACATCAGATATCCCTGATAACATCTGCATTAATTGCTCAAGTTGTTTAATAAAATTAAATACTTCTGGAGCTGTTAACGTTAGGTTAATTGGCTCGGGCTTACCCATTCCTGGATCATACTCTATCAAGTTAAGTCCACCCGTCAATGAATCCACAGAGATATTAAATCCTCTTGGGATTAATATAGATTGTACTGCAAATGTTGATTGGTTAGTTGTTACACAAGAATATAAAGCTGTTATTGCTTCTTGGATTGCTAGGATATCAAAAGCTACCGTATAACCAAATTGACAAAAGTCCTGCTCTTCTGGAGCTAGTCTATATATTGGACAATATTTATAAGGTAAAGGTCCATCACTTAAGATTATCTTATCATCAATAAAAATAGTCTCTCTTCCCTCAGGCATTGCGGCTGATCTTTTGTGTATGAAAGTATATAGTGGGATAATCTCAGACTCATTAAAGTCTCCAGCATAAAAGCTATTTATGTTAATGAAGATATTTTCATCCATGAAAGTATCTTCAATATCTTCTGCCATATCAGGATATTTGGCAGCAAGTTCGTATTTATTCACAAAGTCAACCATCACATACCAAAGATTATCTCTAGAATTCATGTTATGATAATCTCTCACCATAAAGTGAGGGAGATATGTTTTTACTACAAGATCACCAGATTTCATTAAGACATCGGTTTCTGGGTTTACACCATAATCTTCACCTATAGCCATATCCCAAGTTACAGCCAAGAACCCCTCACCGTATTTCAAGCCATAATCTACAGCTGTCTTGAGCTCCTGCTCTATCTTTTGTTCTCTCATATAATAATCAAGAAGAGATGTAGCTAACTTACAAGCTGCTGTGGATTTAGTATCTGTATTTACTGCTCTAGGTTTTAAAGCTGGACGTTGGTTAGTGGTTAACACTTTTATGTGGTTTAACAAAGACTTATAGTGGTTGGCTGGCATGTTAAGATATTCACCATGATCACCAGATCTATATAACTCCCCTTGAGATTCTCTAGCCTCATAAAATTGATTATAGGAGTTTTTCCACATAGTTGAGACACCAGATCTAATTAAGTATTCGTAGTACTCATCAACTTTATCCATCAATTCTGAACCAATCTCTTCAACCGGTTTTTTAGCAAAGTATAAATTGTCTGACATATATAATGCTCCTTATTTATTTGGATCGCTTTTTGCTTCTCTTTGATGGAGTCAAAAATGCTTTTTTAAATTGTTTTTTGTTATGTGACTCTATTACGTTGTTAGATATAAGTGTATTAGTGAGATTTAAGCCATAAGTTGTTGGAACTGGATTAGTTGTTTTATTAAGATTTCTGCATAAATACATGAGTGCTGCAATTGCATCCATATGACCTAATTCTTTAGTCCTACCAAAGTCTTTGTGTAGTTTTCCAGCCACGCTGTCAGACCAGACACCGTTTTCCATCGTTTTTATTAGAAAGTCACATCTAGGGTGTACTTTCACTTGGTTTCCACCAACCATCATCCTCATGGTATTGATCATAGCTTCTAAAGTTGTTTTATCTGTAGCCGAAATTCCTATCTTATGTAGATGGACAAAGTCATTTACAAGTTGAGGGTTATCTGAGTCACATACTCTTCTATACATGGGGAGATTCCCAAAAGTCTCCAACTCAGCCTCCTTCAATAACCTAGCAATTTCTGGCGTAGTTGTATTTCTCACATAAAACTCATTTAATACATATAGAGTAGCTTCTTGAAAGTCATAATAACCGCACAGTCCAAAAGTCCAGTCTCTCTTTACCCCTAGATCTAGACATGTATATTTATGGTAGAATTTAAAGAATTGGTTACTCTCCGGATTAAATGATTCATCTATCACCATTTTATCAGATCGCCATTCAGGTACGATTGCTTTTTCAGGATCTATCTTAAACCTACATAGATATTCTACCTGCCATTCAATAGAATCTTCTCCACCACATTCATCTTTATATAGCTTTATTGTTTTTTCAGTAATGAATGTATTAGAGTAAATATCTCTACAAAAATAAGATCCTTTTCTTTTAGCTTCTAAACAAAAATCCTTAAACTCTTCTCCGGATTGGGTAGCTTTTTGTTCTGGTGTGGAGAGTATGATTATTTTACCACCGCAAGTAAGTGTTTGAGGTAATAAGATAGACTGTACAATATATCTTAAATCTGAACAGAAGGATCCCTCATCTACTATCCCCAAATCACACCTTTGACCTCTTAAACCATCATGCCTTTGATTGTCTGTACCATGGATATGTAGTCTAGAGTTATTATGAAATAGAAAGCAATCCTCTTTACTTGACCATTTAGGTTTATATTTTACGGGAGCATCTTCTAAAAGCATCCTCCATATAGGTAGCATTGTTTTCTTAAGAGCTTTCTGAGTTTTGGTAGCAATCTTAATCTCAGAACCTGGATGCTTTAAGGCATAGATAATAGCATATAGTAAAGCTACAGTTGTCTTTCCCCATCGTCTTGAAGCATTGACTACAGTTTTAATAGCTATAGCTGACTCAAAAATATTATATAAAGAATATTGATGATCTTGAAGCTTATATAGAAGAAGACCTCGTTTCCAAGCTAACTGTACAGCAAAGTTAGGGTTATCTTTTAGATATTTTTTTCTTTGCCTTTTTGTTTGTCTTTTTCTTTGAAGCCTTAGATTTGACTTTTTCTTCTTTAACTTGCTCATTTATAGAAGCCTTCCTCTCGGCTAAAAACTGTAATATCTCCTCGTCAGTAAATATCTCTTCGTCTACCTCCTCATAGACATCCTTTACTTCAGGAGTTGTTATAATATCCTTTCTCATCCTAATTAAAGACTCTAGTTTCTTCATCTCTATAATATCTAGAGACTTTATCTTCTGTTTAACTTTTAGAGCAGTAATTTCAATGTTGACTAGATTTAGTGTAGAATTATCCATAGCAAACTTTGTCTTCCCATAGCTTAGAGTTTTCAAAATTTCTTTTTGAGGAGTCTATACAGAATTTACCATGCTTATAAAATTGAGCTTTTTCATCTATAGGTCTTTCTTCAAAAGCATCAAAGAGAGGTTCTAGTACAGCGTTAAATCTTATAGATACATTACTAAGCACCATACAAGCCCAAGGAGAGTCATTGGGCTCTATCTTAAATCCCTCTGTCCCATAAGTTATCATATAGATACTTCTGATTAACTCAGCTAGTTCTGGTGTTGATAACTTCTTGAGTACTTTCTTTGATATCATTAGCTTTTCCGTCTTGGGGTGAATGCTTTAGCTACGTTATAAGTAGCTGACTTAGACTTAAGATCTTTTATATCATTTTCCATTTCAGAAACATTAAGTAGATTAGCTTCAATCCTTTTAAGATCTTTCTTAAACTTATCATTTAAGTCAGGTTCAATGGGATGAGTTATGGCTACAATCTTTTTAAGCTCAACCATACTCTGGATAACTATACCTGAGAGGGTATTGTTAGATTCTTGCTTACTCTTAAAATACATCTCAAATATCTTATAAGCTGTTATAGATATAAGTATTACTGTGCTGATTATAGTTAGTCCTATAATAATTAGTCCTATCATATTTACTCCTAAATGGTTTCCATTTTTTCAATGTGACGTTGAGCTTCTATCTTAAACTCATCAATCACCACGGCTCTCATAGTTGGACCAATCTTCTCTTTCTTAACCAATTCGTTACCTTGAATATAGTTAGTTACAAAATACCAACCTTCTTTATCATTGGTTACTGTAAATGATTTCTCACAAGTAGATAGATCAATTTTCTTTGGTGCTATTTTCTTTGGTGCTATTTTCTTTGGTGCTTTTTTCTTTTCTTCCATTTTTAATCTCCTCCAACTCATTTATAGTTGGTTGAATATTGTTTTTAAAACTGTTTTCTATGAGGGTGGGGTAAGCATTATCCACATCTGCTAAAAGTTGGATCATCCTCTTTATATATCTTTCCCTAGCTCTTTTTGTCTTAACCTTCCAAACTATTGACTCTAAACACCTCTCACTAGTCCAGGCACCCATCTCATATAATTTAAGACAAGATAAATTATAGGCATCATCTTTAGTTAGTTTCATCTTCATTCCCTAAGGTCACATCAGTATTAATAGCTATATCTTCAAGTTGTGCTGCAATATCCTTTAGCTTGTTTGATGTTTGGTGATGAAACTCTCCCAGCAACATAAGACTACTTTGGAGTCCTAAAGCTGCCTCGGCATTAAATAAACCATGCTTAAGTTTACTGATTGTTGATACGAAGATTTCTTGATAAGCTCGGAGTTCGGCTTGTGTTAGATCTGTGAAGTCTAACTTCATTTTTTTTAATTCCATCGTTAACCATCCTTTAGGTAAGTTAATTAGGTAGATGCCAAAAGGTAATCTACTCAGTTATTATATATTACTAGTATATTAAATTATTTGTAAGTCATCATCTTCTGAAATTGGAGGAGCTACCGGAGCTGGACTTGATAAATACTTATTCTCAAAGTTAAGTATGTATAGGTCATCTTCCTTCTTCAGTAATTTATTAAAATGGGATAAAGCTTCAGATCTACCCCAGTCAGTTCTTAGGTGCTCTCTTAATTCCTCATTTCTACATCTTAAGAACAATTGTATAAGCTTATCTTCAGATACCCGTATCTTATCTTTTCCAATACGAGGCGCAATCTTCTCTTTCCTAACAAAGCTCTTTATTTTATACTCTAAAGTTTTAGTCTTTCTATAGTACCAAATCAGTGCCCAGGTAATGTTAGTAGTTAAAACCATCCCAATCAAAACCAATAAGATTGTCATCTTCCTTCTCCTTTTCATCCAATAAGTATAGTTTATTGTTAGTGTTAATTAAATAGAATCTGTTTGAATACCTTTCTAAGAATACATGGGCTTGACCAAGTAATTGTACAGGAATGTCCTCTTTACTCTTCTTCTTATCTATTATGAGGAACTTCTTGAAGTAGTTTCTGAGTTTGTTATCTAATATCATTTCGGCATTTAGGTCAAATGGGGGAAGGAGTTCGTATAATAAGGCGAACTGACCAAAGAGTGTGTTTATCCTTTTATTAGGATAGTGAATCTCTTTGCCCAGCTCTATAGCCAGTAACATATCATAGCGTTTGTCTGCAATAAGTCCTTTTATTGAGACAGGCTGCCATCTCTTCTTCTTTTTTCCCATCCTTGGCTTTCCTATTACTTTTGTTTAAGGGTCTGTGAAAAAGACCCCACTCCACTAAACCAGACTAGTGTATTTATCTAAGATAGGTTTACTTCACTATGCTCCAACATTATCTAACTTACTCAAGTGTACTCTCACAACATCTAACTTTACTAAACTATACTGTAGCTAAACTTAAAAGGATATTACTTCACCAGTTACTATAGCTATTTCAATACAACATCACAGCCAAATAAACTAATAAAACTTAAGTACACTCTCATCTCATCATATATAAAAACACAAAACATAACTTAACCCTTAAGTAATCTAGCTATACTTCATATTGCTGTGATAACATCTTGCCTTGTTTCATCCAATATAACTGCTACTCCACATTTATAATTAAGCTACATATTTATCTTGTCAAACTTATTACCTCATCTTCCTAGCTTTACTTGTGACTCTAATTGACAATGTCCTATATTTACCGCCATTTAAGTTTATAAGGCTATGCTATCAGACAATTTAATAAAGTACCAATCCACTTATGATTATATATAATCCTGCAGCTTTTTTAGTGTCCAGGATAACACTTAGTTAGTTGTTTTATCTATAACCAACCGTCTTCTGAACCTTCAACTTTTTCAGCATAATCATTTAACTTCTTGAGTTTAAAGTCATAGGATCCATAATGATTAGAGTTTCTAAATGCTCCAAGACCAATTGATTTACCATGAGCCAATATAAACTCTAGGTTATCTTGAGAATTTAGTTTAGAATCTTTTCTCAATCTCATAGTTGTTTTAAACTTAGTACCGGATGGTAATTGTTCAGAACTAGCTATAGCTGTTACAGTCACTCCCATCCTATTGAATCTAATAGGACGTATATTTAGCTTTGCTGTTTTATCAGGGTTTCTCTCAATATCATTTGAAGCTATTAAAAATGGTTCACAGAATTTTATATCCATTGATAGTGCTTCACCCATTTGTACTTTAGATTTAAGTATAGTCTTATTTCCACCATTTATCACATTAGCCATAATTGATTTGAAGTTTCCAAGAAGCATATGACTAGATATACCAATCTCTCCTTCTAGTGATCTCATAAATACTGTAGCCTTCTGGACATCAGACTTTTCTTCTTTCAGTCTTTCATCTAACTCTTTAGCATAGATCAATATAGATTCTATATCTTCTGGTATATCTTCTTGTACACATAACTGTTCTTGTTTAGTTCTTAGAATACCTTGAAGTTCTTCGATTTCTTTTTTATGGGTGATGGACACTCCCTTGTACTTTTGGAGAGCTTTAGATATTTTATTTTGCTGCTTATTGGCTTGAATTATTCTATCTCGAGACACCTTAATTACATGCTCATGCATAATATCCGAACCTGCGTTAGTTCCTAGCATAGGCTCTCTCAGTCTAATATTAAGCTCATAATAATCAAATACTTCATTGCTCATAACTATCTCCTTCAGTTATAATTGTTGGTTTAATTAATAATACTTAAATAGTAAAAGAAATTAAACATAAAAAAAATTAAAATAATTTAAAGGAGGAAGTAAGAAAAAAGTGGAGATTTACTTCCTCCACTAGAAAGAGAAATCCTAAAAGAGTCGAAGCATAAACCAAAATGCCGAGACTACTTAATTATATTATTATTAGGTTATTATTAAAAATCTTTTTTAGCAATGTGAAGATATCGCCAGTCTAACATAGTTTTAAAATTGGGCTCAGTGTCAAAATATTCAAACACGGTATCTAATAAATAGGACTGTTCATATTTAGATCCATCTTGGGCTGTCATTAAACCCCCTGGTACTAACACTCTGTGTATTTGACTTATCCAATCCTCCTTATTTTCTACTATAGCTTTCGATGTTAAGTCAAACACTACGTAAGAATACCAATCGTTTGGAGTATCTTTCAATACTTTTAAAGCATCACCAAATATCATATTGAACTCATCAGTTCTTTTGTATATATGATTATTCCAGTCGGATAAGTGTTCATCTATAAGTTCTATAGCTTGATGATCTATATCTATAGCTGTTACATTTTTCCAGCCTCGCCTTAAAGCGATGTCTACAGAGGTTCCTTCTCCAGACCCTATGATGAGTACCTTTTCTAGTTTATGAGGCTTGTAAGGATGAATTAAAGCTTCGTGATAAGGTATTTGATCTATGTAGCAGGATTGTAATTCGTCATCTAAGACTAGAGATTTACCAAACCCCTTTAAATCTGCAATTATCAATTCTTGGTATTGAGTTTTTTTGTGAGCAATAAGTTTTCTTACGTGTACAAAACTTGTGCTAGAATCATTTTCTAATTTAACACACAGCATAGTTAATCCCTATCTAGTTCTACCACATCTACTATTTTAGATCCAGTGAGTCTAGCAAACTCCATAAGTACTTTCTTACAGGGAGTATCAGGGTTACAAGTAAATAAGTCAAGCATATAATAATTGTGCTCAAAAAAGGTGTGTACTGAATAATGGGACTCACCTAATAAAAGTATAACACTCACTCCTTCTGGATCTTTAAAGATCTCAATCATTTCTTGTCTAACATCTAAATTATATTTTAAGGCTGATTCTTTAAGAGACCAGGTAATGACTTTCTTGTCTTTTACCCCGTCTATACACTTGCATAAAAAATGTTTCATATAAATTCCTGTTAAAAGTTACCTAATAATACTACCTAATTTGCTAGAGTGTCATCATATATTACAGGAGTTTCCTCTTTTCTGTTATTTGATTTTTTAAGACAGTTAACAAGATAAAGGAATCCAAATTTATTACGGCTCTCCTTTTTTTTCAAGTTAGCTTCTAAATTTTTTGAGATATTTTCTAGCTCTCCTACGATATAGTCTTCCCTCATATCATCAAACAGAACCGTTAAATCTTCTATAATGTTGTAATCTTCTTTTTTATGCCATCTAGATTTTTCTCCAAACTCTCCCCATACAAAATATACACTTTTTTGATCTTCACTTAGGTCACTTTCTTTTACCGGTAAACTAATTTTATGCTCCCCATAAAATTGCGAAGCAATTTTAGAAACTCCTACAGAATTAGCTAACATACCTTTGTTAGCTGAGTGAGTACTTCTCTCTAATTTAGAATTTCTTATTCTTAGTTCTTTTTCTCTTTCTTTCTCTAGAGTCGTTGAAGTATCGTTACTTTTATCACTCTTAACCTTATATTTAGCATCTTTACCTCGTAATTCCATTAACTTAGGCATTTTTATAGTGCAAGTAGTTTTATCACTTGTAAAGGAGATAAGCTCGAATGTAGCTAGTATGTCTAGCCAATGTATAAGTGATGTTGTGTGATAGATGTTAAAATCTTGAGCCAATCTCTTAAGATTGAATGTACATTCATCATAATGTATCTCACATGTATCAGCCATCAGTCCTGTTAACATTATATAAATACCTATGGCATAAGGACCTTTTTCACCTAACAAGAGTACTGTTTTAGGTTCTCGGTAAAATAAGTTATTTAACTTAAACCAAGGGTATCCTCTCTTATACATAATTCCTCCTTATTATATGCTTGACAGAAATAGTAGGTTAAGTGAATATATCTGTCAAGACTTTAGAACAAAGGAGAAGATTATGCTAAGTGCTAAACAAGCTAGATACTTAAAGGATGCAGATACTGACTTTGTGGTGAAGAGAAAAATCTATGAACTCTCTACCATAAATTCTCTTATCTACAATCGTTGTCTAGCACATAAAAATTTACTTATCTACACAGTGTACAGAAACAATCTTACCCATAAGGAATTTATTAGGATGCTCAGACTTATAAAAGATAATCTTGTTACAAATAATTATTGTTTAAATAGACTACCTTATGAGAGAAAAGAACTATTCATATTTGAAATTACTTGGGATGAATTGCCTATATAACCTATTGACTTTAAAGGTATTACCTAAATAATGTAGAAATGTACTTGTGTATTTTTATACTATATGTTATATTTTAGTCACACACTTATTTGGGGGAATAAATGACAAAAGAACACACTAAACTAAAAACATTGAATATACCAAATTCACTACATACTTTGTTGAAGATAGAAGCTGCTAAAAATAAGACTACTATGTTCAAGTTAGTGGTAAAAATACTTAGACAGTACTTATCTATAACTCTAGTTCTAAGCTTTTTAGTTAGTTGTGGGACACAAAAATATACTCAGGTTGATAAAACTAATTATGATAGATATGATCATGCTCAGAAGATTGACTACGGTTTAAGTATGGCTGATGTGATTGATAAATTTGGAAGTCCTAGTTTAGTTAAGAGAACTTATGTGAAGGGAGACGTTATAGAGTTTACTTATTATAGGAATATAGCTTGTTCTTCTATATATTGTTTTGTTAGATTTGATTTGGAGGACAAAGAGGTAGTGAGCTTCTATAATTTTCGACAAGAATATACAACTTATATAAATCTAAAATAGGGGGATAAATGGCTGAACCAATAGACCAAGTAGTTTCTAGACTAAAGTATGTTGAAGCCAAAGCTAAGCTAGAGGAACTGTTTAAGAGACTAAAGTCTGAGCAGGATCCAAAAGTAATTTCAGAAATAAAACATGACATTAAAAATCTTGTTATGGTGAGAGATTATCATAAGAAAAAAAGCCAATAACTATCTTTAAATTCTTTTTATCTTTTTCTTTCTTTTTGTATTATTAAAGATAGGAGGAATTTATGAGTAGAGAAAAAACTGCAATTAATGCAATAAGAAAATTAATAGTAGAGTACAAAAGCAAACAAAATGTGTTCAGCGAAGAGGAACTAAAGTTAACCTCAGAAGATCTGATTGAGGTGATAGACACTTATCTGCTTAAATACTTTGGTGTATTAGGTAAAAAAGCTAGGACAGCTCCTTGGGCTTTAGCTAATAATAAGCAGTTTAAGGAGGATCTGAAAACTCTCCACACAGACGAGCTTGCTTTAAAATACCATGTTACATCACCTGCTATCTATTACCACAAGAGAAAATTGTTAGACGCAGAAAAAGTTTAGTTAATGAAGCCTGTATATGTGACACGCCCTATCATTCCTGATTTCGATAAGGTCCAAACCAAACTAAAAGATATTTGGGGATCAGGTATATTCTCTAACATGGGTAAACAGCACAAAGAGCTAGAACTATCTTTAAAGGAACATCTTAAAGTCCCTAACGTGTCCCTAACCACTAATGGTATGTCAGCTTTGATGCTAGCCTTAAAAAGTTTAGATATTACTGGAGAAGTAATTACTACTCCTTTTACCTTTGCTGCAACTCCCCATGCAATTGATTGGTGTGGTTTAACTCCTGTCTTTTGTGATATTGAGGAAGATACCTATACTCTAGATCCTTCTAAAATAGAAGCTCTCATTACTCCCAACACTTCTGCCATATTAGGGGTGCATGTTTTTGGTTATCCTTGTAATGTTAAAGCTATACAAAAGATAGCTGATAAACATAACCTAAGAGTAATCTACGATGGTTCACATGCTTTTCAAACTGAAATTGATGGGATAGGTATAGGTAACTTTGGGGATATTACCACTCACAGTTTTCATCCGACTAAACTATTCCATACTGCTGAAGGGGGAGCTCTTACTTATAGGGATGAGAACTTAAAGATCCATATAGATTTACTTAAGAATTTTGGGATTAAGAATGAAGATGAAGTGGTCCTATCAGGTATTAATGGTAAGATGAGTGAGATTCAAGCAGCTATAGGTTTGGTTGTTTTAGAGCAAGTCCAAGGTGAGATTGAAAAGAGAAAAGAAGTCTATAATCTATATAGATATATGCTTAGTAGTATTAAAGGCATAGAGCATTATCCTCTAGATGAATCTAATCAGAATAGTTATCAGTATTTTCCTATTAGAGTAACGGATGAGTATCCTTTAAGTCGTACTGAATTGTATGAGATATTGAAAGTAGAAGATATTTTTACTAGAAAGTACTTTTCCCCATTATGTAGTGACTACCCTTGTTATAGCCACCTATCAAATAATCTACCTATAGCTGCTAAAATAGGTAAAGAAATATTATGTATACCTTTTTATGGTGATCTAAGTTTAGATGATATCGTGAGAATAGGCTTAATTATAGAAAATCCTTGTAAGGAGTAATTATGAAAATAATATTTATAAAAGGAAATGGTGGGGAAGGTAAGAGTACTTTTAGTAGAGAACTCGCTAGTTTATTACCTAACTGCATAAGATTTGAGTTAGACTGTTATTTTGTTGGCTGGCATGAAGAGCTAAACATTTTATTTGAAAAGTATAATAAAAATATAAGCAAAGCTACTAGAAATAATCTTGATACAGTGTCAAAGTATTTGAAAGAGATAATAGAGAAAGAAATTAATTCTTATAAAGATAAAGAATACTTGATCTTCGAAGGATACAGTCTCTGCTCTATAGAAGATTATATTAAGGATATGGGAGAACACCCTTCCTTTATCTTTACAGCAAAAAAGTATAAGGATGTCTATAGGTTGTTTTATAAAGATGTGGAGATCGATAACTCTGAAAAAATTAATAAAGTAATAGAAATAGTGAAGGAGAAATAGCATGTCTAAAAATATTTTAGAAAAAAGTCATTATCAAACATTTGATTTTTTAGAAGATGGGAAAAGAGATAGCAACTCAAAACTTAAATATGATTTATCTGAATTAGAATCTTATGATCTTAAAGATAAAACTGTTTTAGACATAGGATGTAATGCTGGTTATTTTTTATTCAAAATGTTAGACAAAAATCCTAAAAGACTTTTAGGAATTGATACAGGTGATAAGTTTATAAAAATAGCTAATGATATCAATGAAGAGTATTTTAAAAATGATAAGGTATCTTTTGAGTTAGAAGATATCTTTAGTTATAAGACAGAAGAAAAATTTGATCTTATAATTTGTTTTTCTACTTTCCATTACTTTGTTGATAGACAAGAAAAGTTTATAAATATAGCTTA